CGCTGGCAGGCCGAGACCGGCAAGGACGCGATCCTCGATGGCGACGGCCGGACCTTCGCGCAGGTGAGGACCGAGCGGCTGGGCGATGATGCCGGGGCCGAGAAAGCGGATGACGACGCTAAGGGTGACGCCGCCCCCCGCAAGCGCCGCCGGAGCAAGGCAGCATGAAACAATCACGCCTCATGTCGCTGGTCGAGTCCATCGCCAATGTCATCGTCGGATATGGCGTTGCCGTCGCCACGCAGATCCTGATCTTCCCGTTCTTCGGGCTGCACGTCACGCTGACGCAGAACATGGCGATGGGCGGGATTTTTACCATCGTATCGATAGTGCGTTCCTTCGCCTTGCGGCGGGTGTTCGAGGCTATGCGGGTCGGTGGCGGCGAGCACGAGTCCGACTCTCGGGGATAAGCCCGATTCATCAGCATTGCGGGAGGAGAACAGCCGGAAAGGACAAGGATCATGGCGGGTCGCAAGCCACTGCCGACGCAGCTCAAACTGGTCAAGGGCACGGCCCGGTCGCACCGGCTGAACCCGGATGAGCCGCAGCCGGTGGTCGCGACCCCGGACCCGCCCGAGCATCTCGACGAAGCGGCTGCCGCGAAGTTCACCGAGGTGGCCGCGCTGCTGGCGCGGCATGGGGTGATGACCGAACTCGATGTCGGCGCGCTGGCCCGTTACGTGGTGATCTGGCGCCGCTGGCTCGAGGCGGAGGCCGAGGTCAAGCGCCGCGGCCCGGTGGTGAAGACCGTGGGCGGGAATATCATTCAGAACCCGTTCCTGGCGGTGGCCAATAAATGCCTCGCGCAGATGGGCCAGATCGAGAGTGAGTTCGGGATGACGCCATCCAGCCGCACCCGGGTGCGCATGGCAGAGCCGTCCAAGACCCGCGACCCGTTCGAGGATTATCTGAACCGTGGCAGCAGCGCGTAAATCTGATACCGCTCGGAAGGCACCGGCGTGCCCGGTCACCGCCTATGCAAAGGCGGTCACCGGCGGCAAGATCACCGCCGGCCGGCTGGTGAAGCTGGCCTGCGCACGGCATCTGGAGGACCTGAAGACCGGCAAGACCCGCAGTCTCTCCTGGGACCGCGCCGCCGCGCTGCACGCGATCGAGTTTTTCAGCCATCTGCGGCACTCGACCGGGGAATGGGCCGGCCAGCCCTTTGTGCTGCAGCCATGGCAGCAATTCGTGGTCGGATCCGTCTTTGGCTGGAAACGCGCTGATGGGCTCAGGAGGTTCCGCACTGCCTATGTCGAGGTGGCGCGCAAGAATGGCAAATCCGCGCTGCTCGCAGGCATCGCGCTCTACGCGCTGATCGCCGATGGTGAGGCCGGCGCGCATGTCTATGCCGCGGCGACCACCCGCGATCAGGCGCGCATCGTGTTCGGCGAGGCCGAGCGTATGGTGGCGGCGAGTCCTGCATTGTCAGCGCGGGTGACGCGCACCGTGAACAACCTCGCGGTGCTGCCCACCGCGTCGTGGTTCCGGCCGCTCTCGGCCGATGCCAGCAAGATGGACGGGCTCAACGTGCATCTGGCCGCCGTGGACGAGGTGCATGAACATCCGGGGCCGGAGATCATCCAGAAGCTCAACACCGCCACCGGTGCCCGGCGCCAGCCGCTGATCGTCGAGATCACCACCGCCGGCCATGACCGCCATTCGGTCTGTCGCCAGCATCACGAGTTCTCGGTCAAGGCGCTGGAAGGGTCTGTGCCGCATGAGACGGCCGATAGCTGGTTTGCCTATATCGCCACCATCGACGCGGGCGATGACTGGACTGATCCTGCGGTCTGGGTGAAGGCCAATCCGAGTCTTGGCGTGACGGTGAAGCGCGATGATCTGAAGCGCCAGATCGACGAGGCCCGCGAGATGCCGGCGCAGCAGAACGCCATCCGGCGGCTGCGGCTGAATGAATGGACCGAACAGGTCACCCGCTGGCTCGACATGGGCGTCTGGGCCGAGGGCGGGCCGGGTGACGGGGCTGATTGGCGAGACATCCGCGCCGGGCTGGATGATCTGGAGCAGAAGCTGCTGGGCCGCGAATGCTATGGAGGGCTCGATCTCGCCCGGGTCAACGACCTCTCGGCCTTCATGCTGCTGTTCCCACCGACGGGGGACCCCGCGCTCGGCGACCTCGCAGACAAATGGATCGTGCTGCCCCGCTTCTGGGTGCCTGAGGAGGACATCCTGCGCCGCGCCCGGCGCGACCGGGTGCCCTATGCCACATGGCGCGACCAGGGGTTTTTGACTGCCACGCCCGGCAATGCCACCGACTTCGCCTTCATCGAGGCGGAGATCATCGCACTCGCGGGGCGCTACGATCTGCGCGAGCTCTCTTACGACCGCACCTTCGCCGGAGAGATCGTCCAGCATCTGCAGGATGAGGGGCTGAACCTCGTGCAATTTGGGCAGGGGTTTCTGAGCATGGCGGCACCGACCGCGGAACTGGAGCGCCTCTCGGTGTCGCGGCTCTTGTGGCATGGCGGCCATCCGGTGCTGCACTGGAATGCCTCGAATGTCGCCGTGCGCCATGATCCGGCCGGCAATATCAAGCCGGACAAGGAACGCTCCTCGGAGCGCATCGACGGCATTGTCGCGATCTGCAACGCCCTCGGCCGGGCGCTCCTGCGCGACGTCAATGCCGGCCGCTCGGTCTATGACAGCCGCAGCATCCTGGTGCTGTAGGCTACCCGTCTTACGGAAAGAATGCCCATGTCCTTCTGGTCCCGCTGGTTTGCAGGCGCCCCGCCTGCGGCCTCGCCTCCGCACGCCCCATCACCGCACGCGTCCGTCCAGGAGGCGGGTGGCGGGCAGGTCATCACCTCCGCTGCCGAACTGGACGCTGCGCTGAGGGCCGGGGCGGTCAGCGGCTCCGGCATGGCGGTGACGCCCGACAGCGCCATGCGGGTGGCGGCAGTCTATGCCTGCGTGCGCATCATTTCCGGCGCGGTGGCAACGCTGCCCTTGCATATCAAGCGCCGGGTCGATGCCCGGACCCGCGAGGATGCCTCGGATGCCCCGATCTGGCAGCTGCTGCGGCGAAGGCCCAATCGCTGGCAAACGCCATCGCAGTTCCGCCGGATGCTGCAGGCGCATCTGCTCTTGCGCGGCAATGCCTATGCCATGATCGTGCGCTCGCGCGGCACCGTGCAGGCGCTGATCCCGCTGCATCCGGATCGGGTCGAGGTGGTGCAGGACAAGGACCTGGCGCTGAGCTTTCTCTATACCCGCCCCGATGGAAGGCGTCTGCGGCTGGCGCAGGACGAGGTGCTGCATCTGGTCGGGCTGACGCTGGATGGGGTGCGAGGTGTCTCACCCATCGCCTATGCCCGCGAGACCATCGGACTGGCGCTGGCAATGGAGGATCACGGCGCCACCACCTTCCGCAACGGTGCCCGGGTCTCGGGCGTGCTCAGGCACCCGCAGAAGCTCGGACCCGAGGCGGTGGCCAATCTCAAGGCCGGGCTCGAGGCATTCCGCGCCGGCGGTGACCAGGAAGGCAAGCACCTCATCCTCGAGGAAGGTATGGATTACGCCCGCATCGCGATGACCGCCGAGGATGCGCAATGGATCGAGAGCCGCAAGTTCAGCCGCAGCGACATCGCCATGTTCTTCGGGGTGCCGCCGCACATGATCGGCGACACCGAGAAGTCCACCAGCTGGGGCACCGGCATCGAGCAGCAGTCGATCGGCTTTGTGGCCTATACGCTCGAGGATCACCTGACCATGTGGGAGGAAGCGCTCGACCGCGACCTGATCGGCGCGGATGATCTGCTCTATGCCCGCTTCAACCGCGCCGCCCTCGTCAAGGGCGACATTCGGGCCCGCTGGGAGGCTTATGTGAAGGGCCTGCAATGGGGCGTCTGGAGCCCCAACGAGATCCGAGCGCTGGAAGATCAGAACCCGCGCGATGGCGGCGATGTCTATTATCCGCCGCCCAACATGACGGCAGCGGTCGGCGACGCGGGTGACGATGCGGACGCGCCCACAAGCGAAGGAGTTTCCGATGAGCCTGCGTGATCTTCCTGCCGGACCGGCCTTGCCGCGCCCCGCGGCGTTCCAGG